TGCGACGCAGGCGTGCCTGCTTGAGCTTCGGGCCACTGGCCCGGTGATGCACACCGACCTCGGTGGCGTCAAACCGAATCCGGCTGGCCCGTTATATCGCGGATTAGTGAGCCTGCAGGCGTCGTTAATGGGCGAGTTTGGCCTGACTCCAAGCAGCAGGACGCGGCTAGGTGGCAAAGAAGAAAAGCCAACCGACGAAGTCGAAGAGTTCTTCAAGCTCCACGGTGCCTGATCTCTGCAAAGAGGGGCAGGCCAAGTACGAGCGGGTGGTGCACTTCTTCGAGAAGATCTTGCGCCACAGCAAGGGGCAGAACGCCGGCAAGCCGTTCACGCTCCTGCCGTGGCAGCACCATGTGATGCGGGAGCTCTTCGGCCGATTGAACCCTGACGAGATGCGAAGGCACCGCGTCGGATACATCGAGTTGCCGAAAAAGATGGGGAAGAGCACGACGCTGGCCGGCATCGCGCTCTACATGACCGCCTTCGACTCCGAGCCGGGGGCCGAAGTCTATGGTGCGGCCTGCGACCGCGAGCAGGCGGGCATCATCTACCGGGAAGCGGCGTCGATGGTGCGGGCTTCGCCTGCGTTGTCTCGGCATCTCGAGGTGATCGACAGCCGGAAGACCATCGTGCACAAGGCCAGCAACTCGTTCTATCGGGTGCTCTCGGCCGACGCGTTCCGTGCGGAAGGGCTGAATATCCACGCCCTGCTCTTTGACGAATTGCACGCCCAGCGTGACCGGCGATTGTGGGACGCTCTGCGATACGGCGGTGCGGCTCGCCGCCAGCCGCTTATCCTGTCGATCACCACGGCGGGCTATGACCGTAAGTCAATCTGCTGGGAGCAGCACGCCTACGCCGAGCGGTGCATTGCCGACCCCACGGTAGACCCGGCCTTTTTCGGGTGCATCTACGCCGCCTCGCCAGAGGACGACTGGAAAGACCCGAACACGTGGCACAAGGCCAACCCGTCGCTGGGCGAGACGATCACGGTGGAGTCATTTGCCGCCGACGCCCGCGAAGCCGAGCAGTCGCCGTCCAAGCTTAATTCGTTCCTGCGGTATCGGCTGAACGTCTGGACGACGCAGGACGTGCGGTGGCTGTCGCCCGACAACTGGGCAAAGTGCGGCAAGCCGCTGTCTGGCGATCTCGAGCAGCGTGAGTGGTACGCCGGTCTCGACCTTGCGACCACCTATGACCTGTCCGCCTTCGTGATGGTGAGCCAGGCCGAGGACGGCACCTTTGACGTGCTGCCGTTCTTCTGGGTGCCGCAGGAGAACGCTGCCGAGCGGACGCAGCGTGACAAGGTGGACTACATCGGGTGGATTCGTGACGGGTACATCAGGGCCACCGATGGCAACGTCACCGACTACGACGTAATCCGCCGCGACATCGTCGAGCTCTCGCAGAAGTTCAATATCCGGCAGGTGGGAATCGACCGCTGGAACGCCACTCAACTCGCTACCCAACTGCAAGGGGAAGGCGTGAATGTGACAGGCTTTGGACAGGGCTACGGCTCCATGAGCAGCCCGAGCAAGCAGCTGGAGAACCTCGTGCTCTCGGAGAAGATCCGCCACGGGAATCATCCGGTGCTGTCGTGGATGGCTGGCAACGTGGCAGTGCAGACCGACCACCAGGGCAACATCAAGCCGAGCAAGGCCAAAAGCACAGAACGCATTGACGGCATCGTCTCGCTGGTGATGGGCCTCGGGCTGCACGCCGTGGCGACTGCGAAACCAGCCGAGCAGAACTGGGACATCATCACCCTATGACCACCGAGAACGCCGTCGCCGATTACAAGATGTTCGACCTGCGTGGCGTCGAGTGGACTGAGTCTGCGTCGAATCGCACGCCTGCCGGCGTTCGCGTCAACGCCGACAACTCAATGGCGTGCTCGGCGTACACGGCCTGCATTCGGGTGATCTCGGACGCTGTCTCTGCCCTGCCGCTCCACGTCTTTGAGCGGCTTGCCAACGGTGGCAAGCAGAAGGCTACGAGCCATCCCGTCTACCGCCTGCTGCACATGCAGCCCAATCCGTGGCAGACGGCCCAAGAGTTCCGCGATTGGATGACGGGCATGTATCTCCACTACGGTGCGAGCTACGCCGAGATCCGCCCAGGTGCTCGAGGTGCCGTCTCGGAACTGTGGCCGCTGCACTCGTCTCGGATGGAAGCCGAGCGGCTGGAGAACGGGACGGTGCGGTACAAGTACCGCGAGCCGAATGGCCGCCAGACGATCTACTCGCAAGAGCAGATCTTCTGCCTGCGGTTCACAACCGAGGACGGCATCAAGCCGATCCCCACGTACAAGATCTTTCAGAACGCCATCGGGCTGGCCCAGGCGTTGGAGGCCCACGGGTCCACGTATTTCGGCAACGGTGCCCGGCCCGGCATCGTACTGGAGAGTGATAACCCGATTCCGGCCGAGGCGGCCGAGCGGCTACGCGAGCAGTGGGAGCGGATGCACCGGGGGCCGGATCGAGCACACCGCACGGCGGTCCTGCCGAATGGCGTGAAGGCTCACGAGCTCAGCGGCAGCAACGAGGCTGCCCAGTTCCTTGAGACGCGGCAATATCAGGTGATCGAGATCTGCCGGGCGTTCCGTGTGCCGCCGCACATGATCCAGGATCTCACCCGCTCGACGTACAGCAACATCGAAGTGCAGGGTACGGAGTTCGTGCAGCACTGCCTGCTGCCGCATCTCAAACGGTGGGAAGCCGCGATCTCGCGTGACCTGATCGTCGATGACGAGCGGTATTTCGCCGAGCACAACGTCAACGGGCTGCTGCGTGGCGACCACACGAGCCGGGCGGCGTTCTATGTGTCGGCTCTCCAGAATGGCTGGATGACGATCAACGAGATCCGCGAGGCCGAGAACCTCAACCCCATCGGGCCGGATGGCGACAAGCACTTCGTGCAGTTGAACATGACAACGCTGGACAAGATGGGCCAGGAGCCGCCGGCTCCAGAGCCGATGCCAGAGCCGGCCGTCGAAGTTGAAGACAGCCCGGCCGATGATGCCGACGACGAGGCCGAGGAGTCGCAGGCCGATGGCGTATGAAGACATTGACTTCACGCCGCCGTCAGGTGTGCGAGAGGAGGCAGAGCGAGGGCTAGAGTGGCGAAGAGAGTACGGCCGAGGTGGCACAGAAGTTGGCGTGGCCCGTGCACGTGACCTGAGCAACGGCCAGACGATCAGCCCTGAGACGGCCCGCCGGATGAAGGCGTACTTCGACCGGCACGAAGTGGACAAGCAAGGCGAAGGATGGAGCCCGAATCAAGACGGCTACCCGAGTGCGGGGCGTATAGCGTGGGCTCTGTGGGGCGGCGACCCAGGCCGCTCGTGGGCCGAGAAGCTGGTGCGACAGATGAACGCCGAAGACGAGAACAGGAGCAGACCAATGGAACTTGAACGCCGCTGCCTCGCCTTTGAGGAAGTCCCAGAGGCTGAGCTCACGATTGAGACGCGGGCCAACGGCACGCAGGTGCTCGTCGGGTACGCCGCTGTCTACAACCGATTCAGCCTGCCGCTGCGTGAAGGTGGCTCGCAGTTCCGCGAGATCATCCTGCCGGGTGCGTTCGACAAGATCCTCAATCGCCAGCGTGGCAAGCAGGACGTGGTGGCTTTGCTGAACCACAACAGCGACCTGATCCTGGGCCGCTCTTCGTCTGGCACGCTGGAACTCTCAAGCGATGACAAGGGGCTGCGGTACGTCGTGACGCCGCCCGATACGCAGGTGGGACGGGATACGCTCGAGCTCGTCCGCCGTCGTGACCTGCGTGGCAGTTCGTTCGCGTTCTCCGTGGACATGAGGACCGGCGAACGCTGGACCAGTGACGAGCAAGGTGCCGTGCGGGAAATCCGCGAGGTGGCGTCCCTGGTTGACGTGTCCGTAGTCCTGACGCCTGCCTACCCTGCGAGCAGCGTGACCGTGGCCCAGCGTTCCTATGAAGCGTGGCTGGCATCGCAGGCCGAGCCGACGCCCGAGCCTGCGGCCCAGGCGGATCGTTCGCGTTCGGCCCTGCGGGGCGTCGCCGCCGCCTGGGCTGCTTCTCTGAGGCTTCGCAATGGCTGAGCCCCGCTGCACCTGCGGCGAGAAGTTGCGTTGTCGTTCCAGCCGCCCGTGCGGCGACGAGCGGCAGCGGTACTTGCGTTGCCCGAGGTGCGGTGCCCGTGCGGTTGCGTTTGTGAAAACAACACTTTCTGAAGTGCGGTTCTGCAAGAGAAGTACGAGGTAGTGCGACGTTGAACTCAATCGGCAATACCGCCGGCGGAGAACACACGTGGACAACCTCAAGAAGCTGCAGGACGAGGCCGTTACCCTCGCCAACCGGATCGACGCCGTGCGTGCCATCGAGGGCGACGCCGACAAGATCGCCGAGCGTGACCTCGAACTCGAGACGCTGACGGCCGACGCCGCCAAGCTCGCCAAGAAGATCGACTTCGAGAAGTCGGTCGCCGAGTCGGCGAAGAACCTGCGTTCCGTGGTTGACCGCTGCACCCCGGCTCCCGAGGTGCGTGCCGACGAGCCGAAGGCTCGCATCGAGGCGGTTCCGTTCCGTGGCAAGCTCAAGGCTTTCCGCTCGCACGAGGACGCCTTCAAGAGCGGCATGCAGCTGAAGGCCACGCTTCTCC